TATGTTAGAAAAACAAGTCGAAGCCTACCTCGTCAAGCGCGTCAAAGAGCTGGGCGGTCGGGCGTACAAGTTCACCAGCCCTGCGCATCGCGGCGTGGCCGATCGGATCGTGTGCCTGCCCAACGGCCAGACCTGGTTCGTTGAGGTCAAGACCGAAGGCGGCAGGCTGTCAGAGTTGCAGAAAGTCTTCGCCAGTGACATGGCCAAGATGAATCAGAAATACGTTTGTTTATGGAACAAGGAGCAGATCAATGACTGGCTTACCAGTAACACTTGAAGAGGATGAAGCGTTTCAAACGCTTGACGAGACGCTGACCGAGCGCGGCAAACGCTACGGCACGTTTACGGGCCACGCGGAGATTTCGCAGCAACTCAAGGGCATGATGCGCAAGTACGAAGCCGCACGCGGCTGCGACTTGGACCCAGATCAGCGCGAGGCGCTGGAGATGATCGCGCACAAGATCGCCCGCGTCATCAACGGCGACCCCAATTACGCTGACTCATGGCATGACATTGCTGGGTATGCTCAGTTGATAGCAGATCGCCTGAACGGCAACGCACGATGAAACTGCGTGACTATCAAGAGACGGCTGCTGACTTCTTGTACGAGCACGACCGCGCCATGATCTTAGCGCCAGTCGGTGCTGGCAAGACAGCCATCACGCTCACGGCCATGCAAGAGATGGTGCTCGAAGGCCACGCCCCGCGCTTCCTCGTACTGGCCCCTAAGCGCGTCTGCACCGACGTGTGGCCAGTCGAACAGCCCAAATGGGCACCCGGCTGCACTTTGGCCGTGGCCGTGGGCACGCCAGCGCAGCGCAAAGCGGCCCTGTACAGCAGCGCTCAGATCATCGTCAGCAACTACGACAACATCCAGTGGCTCGCCGAGCAGAACCTGGCGCACATCAACGCCATCGTGTTCGACGAGCTGACCAAGCTGAAGAACCCCTCGGGCGCACGCTTTAAGGCGCTCAACAAGGTCATCGGCGAGATTCAAATCCGTTGGGGCCTGACGGGCAGCTTCACCAGCAACGGCCTCGAAGACGTCTTCGGTCAGTGCAAGATCGTCGATCAGTCGCTGCTAGGCCGGGCCAAGGGCGCGTTCATGCAGCAGTACTTCACGCTGGTCAACAAGGACTACAACGACTGGAAGCCGCGCCCAGGCTCGCTGGAGTTGGTCATGCAGCGCATCAAGCCTGCGACGTTCGTGCTGGAGCCGGGCGAGTACAAGGACAAGCTGCCGCCTCTGCACACCGTGGAGGTGAGCTGCAAGATGGACATGGCCGACTACAACAAGATGAAGAAAGACTTCGTGCTGGACGACGTGGTGGCCGTCAACGCGGCTGTCGTCACGCAAAAGTTGCAGCAGATGTCGTCGGGTTTCCTGTACTCCGATAACGGCCCGATCTGGCTGTCGTCACACAAGTTTGATCGCCTTGAAGAACTGCTTGATGAGAACCAACGCGCTAACACGATCATCTTCTACTCTTATCAGGAAGAACTGGCGGAGCTGCGCCGTAGGTATCCTTATTTGCAGACGCTGGATGATCCAAATGCCATAGAGCGATGGAATAGGGGTGAGATTGAATTATTGGTCGCACACCCCGCAAGCGCACAGTTCGGTTTGAATTTGCAGTTCGGCGGAAACAAGATGGTGTTTCTGTCGTTGCCTTGGAGCTTGATCAATTTTGAGCAAGCTGTGGGGCGCCTGCACCGCAGCGGGCAAAAGAATCCAGTATGGGTCTATGTATTCTTGACCGACAAGACCATAGACGAAAAAATCTGGCGCGGTCTACACGACAAGCTATCCCTTTCTCAAATCGCCTTGGAGGCCCTGAAATGAAACGAATCGACCAATGGAAAGCCAAGCTGCGAGCGGCCAAGTCTGAGCTGCGCCACAAGACGCGCCAGCTCAACGCAGCCCAGCGCTCGCACAACCGCACGACCAAACTGATTGAACAACTGGAGAAGAAAATTGAGCTATACATGGCGAAGTCTTAACGACGTGCTGGCCTCGCTGCCAGAGACCGACGTCAAAGCGCTGCTGGACGCTGAGATGGCAGGCGCGCGCCGCATCAAGGTGATCGAACGTCTGCACCAGCGCTACAACACGCTGCGCGTGGCCAGAGAGAGGGCCGAGCTGCTGGCGCTGGCCACCAAAGCATGAACAGGTTCGAGGCGTGGGAGTCGCGCAACCTGGCAAAGTTTGCCCAAGAAGCCACAGCGCGGCTGCTTGAGCAAGAAGAGCTGATCGAGAGTTTGCAAGCAGACTTGAAGACAGCAATCCGTGCCTATCGGCACTTAGTAATCGAAGGAGCAAATCATGACCAAAACTACACCGTGGATTCCAGTAGGACACCCAGACTTTAAGTGGAGCAGCGGGGCTGACGTTCAGACCCTCTGGCGCAAATACGGCTGGACGCCACCCAGCGAGAAGATGCTGCCTCCACCTCCTCCAGAAGAGCGTAAGCAATGAAGTGCCCACGCTGCAATGCCTGGGTCGAGGTGCTTGAGACCCGTATGCGAGCCGACGGGGTCAAGCGCCGCCGATACGTCTGCGCCAACACGCACAGGTTCACCACGCTTGAGGTGGTGGTTGAAGACCGCAAGGTCAGGGAGAAGGACGATGACTAAAGACGAAGCATTAGCATTCGACTTGGCGCTAGAGGCATTGGAGGAGTTACAACCGGATGACGCATATCCGTATAGCTTGCAAAGCAAAGCCATCACCGCCATAAAGCAAGCCCTTGCAGCTCCTGTGCAGGAGCCTGTGTGGTGCGGGCATTGCAACGGAAGCGGGCGCATGGTGCGTGATCCTGACATCGGCACGGATCAAGAGTGCTTTGTTTGCGATGGCGCTGGCGTACCCGCAGCACCTGTGCAGGAGCCTGTGAACTGGAGCGTTTACAACTCTGGCGCAGAGGTCGCATCTGGTCTGACGTTTTCCGAGGCATGGGACTACCTGACGCCAGAGCGACTGGCGCGTCAATGGTGTGCTGTCTGTGTTGTCGATCAATCCAATATGCCAGCCACACCACCCGCAGCACAGCGGCAATGGGTTGGGCTGACGGATGAGGAGGTATCGCAACTAATCGGCGGTATGCCACACGGAAAGATGGTTCGAGTTGTTGAGTCCAAACTTAAGGAGAAGAACACATGAGAGACACGATAGACATGGCCCGTGAGGCTGGATGGAAAGACCTGCGTAACTATGACTCACAAATGCAGCATGACTTTTTCATGGGCAACATAGATTCCCTCAAAGCCTTTGAAGCCCTTGTCCGTGCTGATGAGCGTGAAAAGGCTAAACACAACGAAGAAGTTTTGATGAACGCATTGTGGAAAGCCTGTGGTGATGACGAACAACTGGTCGAGGCAACCATTGAATCGCAAGGAGAGTTGAAATGACCCAATGCAAACACCGCTGGCTGTTGACACCATCGCCAAACCGTAACCAGTACCACTACCAATGCGCTAAGTGCGCCCAGGTGGCTTGGGCCACGATTAAGAAGGAAACCGAATGACGCCCATACGGCAAAAGAAAATCCGTGCGGTGTTGCGCGCAAAACCCTACGGCCTGACGCCGATTGAGATCGCTACGCTGCTGAAGATGCACCCGGCCAACGTCAGGACCGCGCTCAGAGCGATGCCCGATGTGTATGTGGACCGCTGGCAGGTGGGCAAGCGCGGCCAGTACTCAAAGGTTTGGGTGGCGGTCAGAGTGCCCGAGGACTGCCCGCACCCCAAAGACCGCGTAAAGTGGGGCGGCAACATATACAAACCCAGAACTCATTGGATAGGAACACCTTATGAATCCGTTTGAATGGCGCAAAGACCCACGCCCGAGCATCTTCTTGCAAGACCCTGCGTTCAGGGCCAAGGGCGTGGTGGTCAGCACCGACTACAAAGTCTTCGGCATCTACAGCCGGGCACGCGCCAGCGTCAAGCCCACCCTTAACAAGCACGAAGTGCCCAAGGGCAGGCTCTGACGCTCACTCTTGCGACTCTTGGACAGCGCCGCGAGCCGCGCCTGTTGTCAGGTCTTGCACGGCGTCAGCGACCCACTGGATGCCGTACTTGCGACCAATGTCGAGGGCTTCTTGAATCTTCTTCTGATCGAACCCTGCGGCGCGGGGTTGGACAGCCTCGAAGACCTTGACGGCGTCGGTCGGGTTGAGCAGCAGCTCTTTGAGCCGCGCTTCAGTGGCTTCTGACGCCTTCTTCGCCCAGAACTTGCTGAACAGCGATGTGATGGCGTAAGTTGCGCCGGACACAGGGTTGTAAATACGCGACAGAATTTGCTCGGGCGGCACGCCAGTCAGTTGCTCGATGGGTGTTTTCGGTACAGTCTCGCCCCTGAACGGCACGTTGGTGATGTCCTTGGCCAGACGGTCTGTCACGGTCACAAAGTCCTGCACCTTCTTAGCGTAGGTTGGGCCAAACACGCGGTTGAACACGGCAGCG